TCTCTAATTGACCATTCAACTATTTGACCAACACCTTTTAATTTATTTCTCATTTTAAATGACAATAAAACAGCAAATGAAGAAAATAAATTTACACCTTCTGTAAATGCAGAAAATATAGCTAATGATTTAGCTCTTTCATGCCAATCAACTTCACCATCAAATGAATCTCTAACATTCATTAATGTTTCAATTTTAGCCATTGTTGCTTCATCTTCTAAAAATTCACTAAAATCATCTAAACCTAATTCTTCATTTAGTAAAGAATAAGCTTCAGCATGAATTGTTTCCATAGCACCAAATGTTGTGGCCATTGCTATAATTTCTGGTTTTCTAAACCATTTTGTAACTAAACCTGTCCAATAATCATTAACTACTGTTTCAGTTTGAGCAAAACCTTTTAATATAGAGCCAATAATATTTTTTTCTGTTTCTGTTAAATTTTGTTTCCAATCATTAATATCACTCATCATAGGAACTTCTGTATGAATCCAATGAGCTTGTTGTTGTTTTAACCAATAATCAAATGCTACTGGGTATTCAAAAGGTTTGTAGACAATTCTTTCTTTTGTGATATCTTTTTTTGCCATTTTTTTAAGTGTTTAATTTGAAAAATTCTTTTTTTAATGATTTTTTGTCAACATTATCTATATTAGTAAAACTTTGTGTGTTATTTGTAGGAGTTGGATTATCATCTTCATCATACTCATCAGTAATCTCAAAATGTCCAGTTGAAGTATCAGCTTTTATACGATAAGTAATTCCATCCATTCCGTACCTATTTTTCATAACATGGAATCTACCTGTATTATTAACTTTATCTTCTTTTTTCCTTGACAAAGACATAGCAAAATCTGTAATCATCATTTTATCATATGATCCAGCTGCTTTGTCTCCTTCAATAACATCATCTTTAGAGCCAGCTCTATTAACTTGAGAAACACTCCAGATAGGTATGTTTAATTCTCTAGCTAACCCCTTTGTGCTCGTATAAATATCATCAATTTCAAACTTACGGTCTGTAGATTTTCTTTTTGATGAAAGAAGATCAACATAATCTATAATTACTAGATCAGGTTCTATTCCTAAACTTTTAACTTTTGAAATATGTGCTTCAATTGTATTAATAGTTGCACGTCCTGTTGGAAATTCTTTAATAATTAATTCACCTTTTAAACTTTCAACAGTATTTTCTACTTTTTCTCTATTTTGAAGAATTTTATTTACTGGTATATTTGTAAAAAAGGCGTCATATCTTCTTCCTATATAATCTTCTCCTAATTCTAAAGTATAGTGTAAAACATTATAACCCATTTTAATAGCAAATCCTCCTAATGCTATCAAAGACCATGATTTACCTCCACCTGGATTACCAAATATTAGACCAAAATCTCCATTACCTAATCCACCTTGTAACATATCATTCATAGTATCCCAAGGTGTAGGTACTGTTGTTCTATTATCTTCTCTGTATCTAGATTCAACATCTTTATTATACTCATGACCCATGTTTTTATCTTGACCTGCTTTCATAGCATTTTCAATCATAAATTTAATTGAATCATAATCTCCAGCTTTTAATAAATCTACTGATGATAATAAAGCTTTTTTAAGTTGTTGATTTTTACAAAATGTTGAAAACTCTTCTATAACATATTCAGCATCATCATTTGTAACTTTATATGCTTCTCTTAATTTTTCTTTAATAGATAATTGTAGTACTTCATTTTCAATTTTTTGAAGTTCTACTTTTAAAACATCCATACTTGGAATTGTATGGTATTTGGTATAATAATCAAGTATCTCTTTTATAATCCATTGATGTGCTTGATTACCAAAACTAGACTCATCTAATATATCATGTATATTTACAAGAAAATCTTTTTGAGTAAGTAATGAGGCTATTACTTTAGTTTGAAATTGTGGACCATATTGATCAATTGATTGTAATGTCATATTATACTAGTTTTTCAAAACGTTCTTTTAACCATACATCTACATTTCTAATCAAATTTCCTAAATTATCACTATTATATAATTTTAAAAATATTTGAGGATGAAATTTTGGTGTTGGTTCTTCCATAAATTTATCTAAATATTCTATATCTTTTTCATCTAACATAGGTTTACTTAGATCCATAATTTTATACTTATTTTTTAACCCATGAGGATCACTTAATAATCTGGCATATATGATATGTTCTTTTAATTTTTCTTCAGCTACATTTAATAATCCTTCTAAATTTAAACCCTCATTTTGGAGTTCAGGAAAATATTTGTATAACTTTTTAGGGCCTAATCCTTTAACTCCTTCAATTTTATCTGAAGAATCTCCCATTAATAATTTATATAAGATAAAATTAGATGCAGGACAGCCAAATTTTTCTTTTATTGTTGAAGGTGTATAATATCTTTTTTCTATTGGTCTATATATGATTAGATTATCTTTAGCCAGTTGTAAATAATCTTTATCACTAGATACTATAAAAACTTTATTTTTCTTATTATGAGATAATTTTTCCCCAACATAAGCTATAACATCATCAGCTTCAACTTTATCTATAGCTACTGTTTTAACTGGAAGTGTTTTTAGGTATTGGGCTATTCTAACAATTTGATCTACTTGTGAATTTTCTTCATCTTCATATGAGTCAAATACTTCCCAATTAGTAATTCTTGAAGTATTTCTTCCAGACTTATATTCAGGAATTAAATTTTTTCTATTATTAGAACCTCCAATACCATCAAACACTACATAAACTTGGTCAGCTTCTAAATTACGAACCAAAGCTCCTAAGGATCTAAAAAAACCACCTAAACCACCAACATGAGTTCCATCACTATTAAGGGTTCCAATAACTGCAAAATTTCTAAAAAATAGATTTAAAGCATCTATTAAAATTATACGTTTTTCTTTAGGAGTACCCTCCCCTGGCTCTTGAACTTCATCCAAGAGTTTCATTAAATCCTTATTTTCCATATTTTATTCTGGTTCTTTTGTGAATGTTTCAGCGTTCACTTCAACAGCATCTTCTTCAATTATAGTAAAATCTCCTCCCCCTAATATCTCAGCCCATTCTTTAGTATGAGAATTTTTATAGTTTTTTAGATCTTTATCACTATCATTAATAAATCCATGTGGAGTAGTAACAATTTTTCCTCTAGTTTGAACACCATTAATATGATTTTTATCTATCTGAATGTTTGTTCTTTTAGCAAATTCTACTTGTTTACCATCTTTAATAGCTTTTATTTTAGATGTTCCTGAATCAGCTATATTTCCAAATGTTACTACAAATGTAGCATCAAACCACATTGCAAATCCTCCTTTATTCATCATTTTAGGTTGACCCATTGGTGATGTTGCTTTAGCTGCCCATACTTTATTGGTACAAACTAATGAATTTGTAAATGGTGATGATTCCTTACGAGACAATGTAATACGTTGATTTACACTGTTACCAAATTGAGTTGACATGGCACCTGCATTCCATTCATTATTATTTTTATTAGACTTAATAGACATTTCACAAGGAACTGAACCTATTGAATCCCATAAAAACATTAAATCATAAGGTAAATTACCTTTCTTTTGTTCATTTAGCATATCTAAAATAAAACCAGATACATCTTCAATTGAATGAATTGTTTCTCTATCAACATAAAGAAAGTCACCTGTATAGTCTACAATTTCACCTGTATCTTCATCAACAACTTCATTTACTTTTAATCCCATCATTTTAGCATGTTCCCAAGACCATTTCATCTCTGTAATAATGAATACAGGTAAAATATTTCTTTTTTGAGATGCTACAGCTGTTTCTAATAATGCTGTAGTTTTACCTGTATCAGAGTGACCTCTTAAAAGAACAATATGTCCTAAAGGAATTCCTGGTATGGATAACACATCTGTAAATGCAGGAGATAGAGGTATCCATTCTTGGTCTTTAAATTTAACACTAGAGGTAAGTCCTTTTTTACTTTTAAAACTATCTAAATTGAATCCAGATTTAAGTTCTGTAGAGACTGCCTCTGCTAAAGATTTTTTATTTCTAGGCATATATTTTTATAATTAAAATGGTAAATCATCATTATCATTATCATCAAATAAAGAATCAAATTTGTCTACAGGAGCTTTAGTGTCCTTTTTAGATAAACTATAGTTTGATTTAGGATCTGATGTTGTATCTTTATCAAAATCTGATGATTTTTCTTTAATTATTTCACCTTCCTCAGCTTCAGCTTCTGGATTAATAAATCTAGCTAATAATTTTTTAATAGTATCATAATCTTTTTTATACTTACTTTGAAGTTCTAAGATTTCATTTTGATTTTCTAACCAACTTTTAACTAAATCAGCATCTGTACTTAATGGAGATGATTTACGTTTAGGAGTAATTGAAGATAATAAAACTTGTCTACCACCTACATCACCATACTTAGCCTCTAATGTAAAATCAATTCCTTCATTGATGTCTGTGTAGTCACCATAATCAGGATCATCTGCTAAACTTAAAAGTGATTGGTAAATGTTTTTTCCAAATTCCCAAAGACGAACTCCTTTGTCTTCTTCTCCCCTAACAATTACTTGAGCAAATACTCTCATTTTAGGATCAATTTTCTTAGCTAATTTCCAATTATCACTTTCATTAGTCTCACGTAATTTCTTAGCAAACTCTACAATTGGATCTGCTTCACCCCAGTTACTTAAAGAATAAATAGCAAATTTATCAAAACCATAATGAAGTGATACTTCTGTAAATGGCCATTCTTTGTTAAATTTTGAGGGAACAATTCTAATTTGGTATTTACCTTCTTGTTTAGGTTTCCAATAAAGTGTTGTGTAGTCAATCTTTTCTCCTTTTGATTTACCAGAAGTTGATTGTAAAGAGCCTAACTTACTCTTAATCATGTTTAAATCCATAATATAACTTTTATTTTAATTAATGTAACTAAATATAATAACCTTTTTGTTGGGGGCCAAACACCCCTTTAACCTCTTTATAATTCAATAATCTTAAATATCTTAGTATTTAATTGTTTTATTTCATTATGTTGAGTTAATAATATACAATTTCTATAATGTTGCCAGTCAATTGGGAATTGAGTGTCTACAACACCTCCATTTAATGATTTGATTAACTCATTTAGAGCATTTATTGTATATAATGTATTAGTATCTTTTTTTCTATGTACTAATATTGTGTTTGATGGGATTTCATTAAGATTTCCTTGATCAACATTGTATGTGATAACATATTCCTCATTACTTTTTATATATAATGCAAAAATCTTGTTATATAGAATATCATACTTTTTCTGAATATCCTCAACTAGTGAGTCCATCTCATTGAGAGTAGTAAAAGTACAAAACAATTTATTGTTCATGGAATTTAGATCAATTTCTGACTCAAAGTCATACTGGTGATACATATGTGATATTTCTGGTGAACTTATATTCATAGTTTAGTTTTAAAAATTATAATTTGTACCTTTTTTGGCTTTTATGTTTAGTTTATGTTTAGAGAAGATATCTTTTATTTGAAACATAACTTCTTTTTCATTAATATCTACATCAAAGAGGAATGAATCATATACATATAATATTAATTTAGTATTTTTTCCTCTTAAAAGTTTTAATATCTCCCATAAGATAATAATATTATTTGATGTCTCCAAGTTTTGAAGAAGATAATTTAAAAGTTTTTGAGGATTCATATCCTCTAAATCTTTTTTTATAAATTTATAATTTGATATTGGACAAATAATCTCACCTTTAGTATTAAAAGTTTCCCATAACTCTTTTGTATAACTTTTTACTTTACTAAAAAACTCTAAATGTTCATATTGTTTAAAAACACCTCCATAAAGTTGTTTAAATGTTAATTCTTTAGCTTTTTGATAGTCAACCCCATACATTTCAGCGAAGGATTGATGGATATCTTCTGTGTCAAACCTATAACCAATAACCCTAGACAATAAAGTAGGATGATAAGCAGATATATCCATATCAACAAATACATCATTATTAGGTATAAAACATTTTCTTTCTCCATTCTTTTTATTTAAAGATGAAAAATTAATACCCCCAAAAGTATTAGAAGGTCTAGTAGTTAAGGTGTTTAAATTATATTGAGTATAAATTTGGTCTTTAGTTGGGTATTCAAAATATTGTTCATATAGTTCATTGTCTATTTTAAGACCATTTCTTTCTATCATATTAAAAACTAAGGCTGCTTTAGTATCATAAAATAGATTTATGTCTGTTGGGAATTCTTGATTGCTAAATAAT